GGCTGGCACACCATCGACGACTGCCCGATCTGCGGCCGAAACACCCACGTCGCTTGCCGCGGCACTGCCACCGCCGACACGGTGCTCTGTTTCCACGGCGGCACCTTCCACCCGCCCAAGGGGCTCAGCAGGGGCCAGGTCATCACCGGTCTTGACGGCCAGCGGTGGGCCTTCTGCGGCACCGGCAAGCACCACGGCGAGTTCTCCACCTTCAAGGTTGACCGCCCGCTCAACCGCATGGAGTTCGGCGGCCAGGCTCAGCCCCCCGGCTCGCACCAGCCCGGCACCGGATCAACGCCTGGGGCCACCAGCGGGCAGCAGCAGTCCAGCCAGCCATCGCCCGGCAAGCGCCGCAGCGGCCACATTCGCCTCGGCCTGCAGCGTCGCCTCTCAGCCTTTCACCGCTGCATCCGCAACCTGGTCGCCTCAGAGCGCAACAGCCTTCGGCGCATGGCCAAGGTACGCCACGCTCACGCCGCCCTGGAGCTGAAGACCGCGATCAACCAGAAGGAGATCGGCCAGCTGATCCTCGAGCACCTGGATGAACGCACCGGCAACCGCTTCGACGCGCTCTCTGCCGCCGATCGCCAGGCCATGCCCATTCCAGTCGTTGAGTGGGAGGTGCCCAACTGCGTCCCCCGCCGCGACCTCACGATCATCGGCGGCCGCGCCAAGGTCGGGAAGACGCGCCTGGCCAACGCACTGGTGGCGGCCCTGCTGAACGGCGACGACTTCCTTGGCTTCGGGCCTGGCCCCGGCGGCCGCCGCGTCATCCTCGTGACCGACGACCAGGGCGACGGCGACACGGCCCAGATGCTCCAGCACCTGGGCCTGTGGGATCACCCCGACCTCCTCTGGTCCCGGCGCTTCCGCGTCACCGAGCACAACATCGATCGACTCCTGGCCGCGATCGAGGCCAACCCGGGCGCCGTCGTGGTGCTCGACAGCCTCCGGTCCATCACCCGCTCCAGCGCCTTCGGGGAGAACGACCCAGAGATGGGCTCGCTGATCTACGACCTGAAGCAGCAGATCACCGACGCCGGCGGCACCCTCCTGCTGATCCACCACTGCAACAAGAGCAACGAGGCCACGGGCACCGAGGCCCTCAGCGGCCACAACGCGATCGCCGGCGCGGCAAACACGATCCTCACCCTGCATTACCTGGCCAAGGGGCCGCGGCTGATGAAGGACAGCCCGCAGCGCCGCCTGGTGCGTGAGGCTCGCTCAGGTCCGCCCGTCGATCTGGTGGTGTCTCTCCTCGCCGACTCGGGCGCCTTCTACCGTGTTGGCGACTACGAGGCCCTGGCTGAGGAGGAGGAGGCCCAGCGCAACGCCGGGGCTGAACTCGAGCAGGCCATCAAGGGCGAGGCCGCCGACATCAAGGCCGCGCTTCGCTTCCTCGAGGGCTGCCATCGCGCGGGGGATCCGAAGCCGCCGGGCCTACTCGACCTGTGCAAGGCGATCGGTGCCATCCCCGACGATGCCCGGCGCAAGTCCGACCTCAACGGTCAGGCGCTCACCGACTACAAGCGGATCGGGCGGATCCTCACGACACGGTTAGCGCCGGTCGTGGTGGCGGAGAAGTGCCCGACGACTGCCGGCTTCTTCATGACCTACCGACTGACCGACGACGGGGC